GCACCTAATACTAGAACAGTACGTTTTGCTGATGGCTATGAACATAGAATATTATTTGGTTTAGCTCAACATCAAAATCCAAAGATATTTACATTTACTTTTAATGTGTCAGAAACGGATGCAGACACTATAGAAACATTTTTAGATGCAAGAGCAAATGATAGTGCCAGCTTTGATTTTACTCCACCAGGAGAAGCTAGTTCATCTAAATTTGTATGCGAAACATGGAGTAAATCAATACCTTATCTAAACAGAGCAACAATACAGGCAACATTTAGAGAGGTATTTGAACCATGAGTACTGATCCTGTATTTAGTGAAGTTC